CAGACCTTGGCCGCACGGCCAGGCTGTTGGATCGTCATGCCAATGACATGAAGAACTCGATGCAGCAGGTCGCGAGCGTCGCCAAGGCGGCCTTTGCGGTAGCCATTGGCACCACATCGGTCGTTGCCATGCAGGCCTTTGTCACAAAGACGCTTGAGGCCGCTGCAGCCCTTCAAGGCTTGTCTGAGCAAACCGGCGCGAGTACGACCGCTCTCTCAGGCTTTGCCCCTGTGGCCACCATCTCCGGTACTGCCATGGAGGCGATTGGCGCTAGCTTGGCAAAGCTGTCCAAAGGATTGGCGGGCGTAGACGACGAAACGGCCGGTGCGTCAAAGGCGCTTCAGTTCCTGGGCATTCGGGCAAAGGACGTCAGCGGGAATCTTCGAGACCCGGCCGATGTCATGAACGATATCGCCCTCAAACTGGCTGAGTTCGAAGACGGTGCAGGCAAGACCGCTGTGGCGATGGAGTTGTTTGGCAAGTCGGGTGCTGCGATGCTGCCATTCCTTAAAGATCTTGCAGAAAACCAAGACCTCAATATTCGCTTGACGGCTCAGCAGATCGAAGAGGCCGACGGGGCGTCCAAAGCCATGGCGCGCATGAGGGCAGAGTCAAACTTTGTCGCGCAGACGCTGGTCACCTCGGCCATCCCATCGATGTCTGTTTTGGCCAAAGAGTTAAAAAGTGTTTTGCTCGGAACGGACAATGCCGTAGAAGGCATTCAACGCCTGCGCACTGAGGGCACGCTCACAGCTTGGGCTGAAAACACGGCCTACGCGATCGCTGTAGTGATTGACTCACTGCGCGGCATTGGCAACACGGTCAAGTCGGTCGTCAGCAGTTTTTCGGCTGTATGGGCTGACATGGAACTGGCGGGTACGTTTTTGGCTGGCGGCAAGGGCTTGAATCCCTTTTCTGAGGAAAACCGTGCAATCTTGAAGGCGGCACTGGAAAAGCGAAACACCATCGTTGAGCAGGCCAACCAGAACTACGTTGAACTCTGGAACATGCCGTTGCTTGCCGACGCCGTTAGCAAGCGCTTTGATGAGATTCGCAAGGCAAGTGAAGCAGCGAATGGAAAAAATGGCGCAAATGGCGCAAATGGAGCCGAGCAGCCAGCCTCCCCGCGAAAGCCACTGAACTACAGCACCGCAACGACTGCCGTAACCGCCAACGCCATGGCCGGGATTGACAGCCAGGTCAAGCGCTTGCAGGCCATGGTGGATGTGGAAAGTGGAATCCTCAAGGACCGCCAACGCATCGTCGACCTTTATGAGAGCCAGGGGTATCTCAGCTTCAAAGAAGCAAGCCAGGCCCGTCTTGTAGCGCAGGAAGACTTCACCGACAAACTGCGAGCGTTGTCCAACGAGGAGGACTCCATTTTGCGCCGTGGCCTTGATAGGGTGGCCAAGACGGCTCAGGACAAGCTCAAATTGCAGGACCGGTTGGTGGAGATCACCCTCAAGCGCCAAAAACTCGAGCGCGATGCGCAGCAATCCAACCTTGAGCGTGAGATCCGCCTTCCAGGCGAGACGCTCAAAGATCTTCAGGAGCAAGCGGCGCGAGGCCAGAGTGAGCTGCGTGCGGTTGAAGAGCAGATAAAGACGCTGCGCGATACGGGTGCCATCAGCGAAATCGAGTCGCTGCGGCGCTTGGCGAGTGCTCGCCAAGAAAGCGCAACGCAACTGGCTGCCTTGGCCCAGCAGTCCCGTGATTTGACAGATGCTGCCCCTGGCAATGAAAAGCTGGCCGACGCCTTCAAAAAGATTGAGGAAGCCGCGCGTCAGGCAGCAGACGGGGCCAGTTTGCTGACCCAGCGCGCCAAAGAGCTGTCTGACCCGCAGGCCGGTTTTGCAAAAGGACTTCGATCGGTGGCCGAGGAGGCTGAGCAGATTGGCAAGCAGATGGAGTCAGCCACCTTGCGCGCATTCAACGGGATGACCGACGCGCTGGTGGACTTTGTGATGACCGGTAAGTTGGACTTTCGCTCGCTGGCCAACTCGATCATTTCCGATTTGATTCGCATCCAAATTCAAAGAGCCATCACGCTGCCCTTGGCAAAAGCCATGAGCAGTTTCTTTGGATTCGCTGATGGCGGTGTGATGACCTCGGCTGGCCCCATGGGTTTGAAAACTTACGCCTCTGGCGGTATCGCCAACTCGCCCCAACTTGCGCTTTTCGGCGAGGGGTCAAGGCCCGAGGCTTATGTGCCGCTGCCAGATGGTCGTTCCATCCCGGTCACCATGAGCGGTGGTGCTGGGGGTGGTGATGTGTTCAACATCTCAGTCAGCGTTGCTGACTCAGGCGCATCTAGCCAGGGAGATGACCCGGGTGGTCGAGATCTGGGCAAAGCCATTGCCAATGCAGTGCGAATGGAGCTGCTCGCTCAAAAGCGTGCCGGTGGTTTGCTTGATGCAAGGAGAAGCTCGTAATGGCGACGTTCACTTGGACAGCGTCGACCGGTGCCAATGTCAGTATCCGACCCTCTGTTCGCCGCGTTGCCTTTGGCGACGGCTATGAGCAGCGGCTGGCCTTTGGCCTCAACACGCAGGCTCAGGTATGGGCGCTTGAGTTCAGGGGCCGAACAAGCGTGGAGGCGGCAGCGATCGATGCGTTTTTGCGGGCACGAGGTGGCGTTCAAGCCTTCGACTGGACTGCGCCTGGCGGCGCTGCAGCCAAATTTGTGTGTGAGGAATGGAGCCGGACGCTGGATGAACCCAACGTCGAGTCAGTCCGTTCTACTTTCAAGCAAGTGTTTGACCTGTCATGACCGTACAAGCTATTGCCTCAGAGATCCAAAAGCTTGCGCCCAGCAGCGTGATTGAGCTTTTTGTGTTGGATCTGGCCCTTTTTGGTCAAGGACCTGTCAGATTTCATGCGGGCACCAATGCATTGCAGCAGCGCGTGGTCTGGCAGGGCAACGCCTATGAGGCGTTCCCCATCGAGGTTGAGGGGTTTGAGTTCAATGGCAACGGCCAGGTGCCAAGGCCACGCCTTCGGGTGGCAAACGTCACGGGGACGATCACCGCCCTGGTCCTGACCTATCAGGACCTTATCGGTGCCAAGATCACCCGTAAAAGAACTCTTGCAAAGTATCTCGACGCCCAGAACTTTCCCGGTGCTCTGAATGCAACGGCAGACCCGTCCGCTGAGTTTGCCGATGACATGTACTACGTCGATCGCAAGTCGCGGGAAACGCGTGATGTGGTGGAGTTCGAACTGGCCGCCTCTTTTGATTTGGAAGGGGTGTCCCTGCCGCGCCGCCAGATTGTGCAAAACGTCTGCCCCTGGCGCTACCGCGCGTCCGAATGCAGCTACACCGGCACCAGCTATTTCGATGCCAACGATCAGTCGGTGAGTAGCAGCGCTCAAGACATTTGCGGCAAGCGCTTGTCCTCATGCCAGGCGCGGTTCGGGCAAAGCGCAGAGTTGCCCTTTGGTGGGTTTCCCGCTGCAGGACTCTTTCGGTGATGTCTCCAGACTCAAAAGTTTCGGCGCTTAAGCACGCCGGCGCAGAGTTGCCACGGGAGTCTTGTGGCCTGCTTGTGATTCGCAAGGGGCGAGAAGTTTATTGGCGCTGCCGCAATATGGGGGTGGGAACAGATCAGTTTGTGATCCACCCCGAGGACTATGCTGCAGCCGATGACCAAGGGCAGATCGTGGCTGTGGTGCACAGCCACCCGGGCTTGCCGCCAAGTCCAAGTCAGGCTGACAAAGTTGCCTGCGAGGCCAGCGGCTTGCCTTGGTTCATCGTGGGCATCCCCAGTGAAGACTGGGCGCAGCTTGAGCCTTGCGGCTACATCGCCCCGTTGGTGGGGCGTGAGTGGTCCCACGGCGTGCTCGATTGCTACGCACTGCTGCGCGACTGGTACCAAGCAGAACGCGGCATCGCGTTGCCCAACTACGAGCGCTTTGACGACTGGTGGAAGCGCGGTGAGAACCTTTACTTGAAGAACTTTGCTGATGCTGGTTTCCAGGCGCTTGAATCAGATGATCCTCAACCGGGTGACTGCTTCTTGATGCAGGTGGCTTCCCCCGTTCCTAATCACGCCGCTGTCTACTTGGGCGATGGTCTCATCTTGCACCACTTGCAAGGCAGGCTGTCGAGCCGGGATGTCTATGGCGGCTACTGGCAAAAAGTCACGACACACGTTTTGCGATACCAATTTAAAGATGGTCACAGTCATTCTTCTCGGTGAACTCGGCAGGCGCTTTGGGCGCAGGCACCAGCTCGCCATTTCCTCGGCGGCGGAAGCCATACGCGCATTGGCAGCTAACTTCCCAGCTTTCGAGCGCGAACTGGTGGCCTCCGGTGAGCGGGGTGTGGGCTATAGAGTGCTTGCGGGGCGAGACCCTTTGACGCTTGAGCGTCTGCACGAGCCAACGGGCTCTTTGCGCATCACGCTTGCCCCGGTCGTCTCTGGTGCAGGCGGAAATGGCTTGGGGCAAATTTTGCTGGGTGCGGCCCTCATTGCCGTTGCTTGGTGGAACCCCATGGGGTGGGCCGCTTCAGGTGCATTTTTGTCGCAAGCTACGCTTTATTCAGTGGGCACATCCATGATTTTGGGCGGGGTCGCACAGATGATCGCACCCACGCCCAAAGCATCTGAGCCGTCTGAGCGGGCAGAAAACAAACCCAGCTACAGCTTCAATGGAGCCGTCAACACCACTGCACAGGGGCATCCCGTGCCCGTTGGCTATGGCCGCTTGATCGTGGGCTCTGCTGTTATCAGCGCTGGCATTGATGTGAGCGAGATACCGGTATGAGTGGCTTGATCATTGGCTCAGGTGGTAGTGGTGGGGGTGGTGGTAAGGGAGGTGGTGCCAGCGCGCGCGTAGCGCAAGAAGCCCCCGACAGTCTTCGCTCCAAAGCCTATGCGCGCGTGGTCGACCTGATCTGCGAAGGTGAAATCGAAGGGCTGGTGGATGGTTTGAGGTCGGTGTACCTGGATGACACGCCGATTGAAAACGCCGATGGCACCCACAATTTTTCAGGTGTGACGCTGGAAACAAGGCTCGGCACGCAGCAGCAAAGCTACGTCCCCGGCTTTTCTTCTGTCGAAAACGAGGTGGCGGTTGGCGTTGAAATCAAAGCCAGCCAAAGCGTTGTGCGCTCGATCACCGACCCAGACGTGGATGCCGTGCGTGTGAAAGTGAGCACGGCGCAACTGACCAACCAGGACACGACCAATGGTGACTTGAGTGGCAGCACGGTCAACTTCGCCATTGACCGCCAGATCAATGGCGGGGGCTTTGTTGAAGTCATCAACGACACCATCTCCGGCAAAACCACGACCAAGTACCAACGAAGCTACTACGTAGCGCTGAGTGGCACAGGGCCTTGGGAAATCCGTGTGCGCCGAATAACGGCGGATTCCACCTCCAGCGCCATCCAGAACAAGACCTATCTCGACTCTTACACCGAAGTTGTTGAGAGCAAGCTGCGTTACCCCAACAGCGCCTTGGTTGCATTGAGGGTTGATGCTTCGCAGTTTTCGGCGATCCCTCGGCGCAGCTACGACATGAAACTGCTGCGTGTCCGTGTGCCGGTGAACTACGACCCTGGTACGCGAACCTACAGCGGCGTGTGGAACGGAACCTTCAAAATCGCATGGACCGATAACCCTGCGTGGTGTTTCTATGACTTAGTCACCAGCACCCGGTACGGCTTGGGTGGATACATCCCTGAGTCACAGGTCGACAAATGGGCGCTATACCGAGTAGCGCAGTACTGCGACCAGTTGGTACCTAATGGACTGGGCGGTTTTGAGCCACGCTTTACCTGCAACCTGTACCTTCAGACACGTGAGCAGGCCTACAAGGTCGTGCAGGACATGGCGTCGATTTTTCGGGGCATGGTGTACTGGTCGGGTGGTGCGATCACGGTCACGCAGGATGCACCCAGCGATGCGGTTTACCAGTTCGCCCCCGGCAACGTGGTGGACGGTGAGTTTGCCTACCAAGGCTCTTCCGCCAAAGCCCGACACACCGTAGCCTTGGTGACTTGGAACGATCCGGAGGATTTCTATCGGCAGAAGGTGGAGTACGTAGAAGATGCCAACGGTATCGCCCGCTACGGGATTGTGCAAAGCGATGTGGTGGCGCTCGGTTGCACTGCGCGTGGTCAGGCCCACCGGTTGGGCAAGTGGCTTTTATTCTCCGAACAATCAGAGTCAGAAATTGTCACTTTTCGCACGGGTTTGGAAGGCGCAGTGGTGCGCCCAGGCGATGTCATCAAGGTAGCCGATCCTGTGCGAGGCGGTATGCGACTAGGTGGTCGCATCGCCGGTGCAACGGTCAGCACTGTGACGCTCGACCAAGAGTTGCCCGCAGATTTGCCATGGCGTCTTTCGGTTATTGTGCCTAGTGGCGTTGTTGAGGAGCGTCTGGTTGGGCCTGTATCCGGTCGCACTCTGACAGTGACAATACCTTTTAGCTCGGCCCCACAAGTTGATGCCATCTGGGTACTGGCGTCATCGATCATTGAGCCGCAGCTCTTTCGCGTTGTTGCCGTTGCCGAGCGCGATTCTGGTGTGCATGAAGTCACGGCCCTGGCTCACAACCCAAGCAAGTACGCAGCGATTGAGCAAGGGCTTGCCATGCAGCCTCGCTCGATGACGATTCTTTCGGACATGCCGCCCGCACCCAGCGGTCTCTCGATGCAAGAAAGCTTGTACCGGGTCAAGGCGCAAGCGCAGATTTTGGTGCAAGTCTCGTGGGCTGAGGTCCAAACGGCGATCGCATACCGCCTGTCCTACCGGGTGGGCGGCAACAACTTTGTGAGCCTGCCGCTGACCAGCGCCAATTACATTGAAATTCGCGATGCGCAGGAGGGGCAATACGAGTTCAGCCTGCGCGCCATTGGCATCACGCGCAAAGAAAGCGTGCCAGCGACCCTGAGTGCCACCGTGCTGGGCAAGACGCTGCCGCCTTCTGATGTCACGGGCTTCCTGGTTCAACGCCGAGTCTCCGATTTGCTCATCAGTTGGAGCGAGTTGCTGGATGCTGATTTGTCAGGGTATGAGGTGCGCGTGGGCTCCGGCTGGGACAACGCTCAACTGGTTGCCAAAACGGCGGGCACCCAAATGGTCCACGACCAGAGCGCAGCAGGGCAGTACCCGTATCACATCCGCGCCATTGACACCTCGGGCAACTACAGCGCCCAGGTCACGACTTTTATGCTCACCTTGCTGGCCCCCACCACGGTGCGGCAGTTCGATGTGGTGCAGTCGGCCAACCGGCTGGAGTTTCGCTGGCAACCCAGTCCTGAGCCGGAGGTCGTGGGCTATGAGCTGCGGGAGGGTGCGGCGTGGGACGCTTCGCTCTTTGTCGCCGAGGTCAAATCCACCAGCTACACACTGCCCGCAGGTTTTGACGGGGAGCGCACGTTCTGGATCAAGGCCATTGCCTCGCCAGGCATTTACAGCGACGTCCCCAGCTTTGTTTCTACCGTCGTGGCCCAGCCGCAAAACGCCAACCTGATCTTGGAGCGTGACCAGCAGGCCTTGGGATTTCCGGGCACCAAGCACTTTGCATTTGTGGCGTCTGTCAATGGTCGCAACGTGCTGCGCATGACCACGGGTGCGCAGACGGCAGAGTACCTCTTTGAGGTCGATCTGGTGACCCCTATTCGGGCCCAGAACACGCTGCAGAGCAGCTTGGGCGCGTCCAGTGATGACCGCACGACGTGGCTGGCTTCGAACTTTCCGTGGAGCAGCGAGGCCGCTCAGCGCCAATGGGCGAATGACGGAGCCATTGCCAACGTAGACGCTAGGCTCCAAATTGCCCGCGAGGATGCGCTTCAGGCTGGAGAGATCTACGGCTGGCGGCTCAACGGATCGACCGCTGGTTTGGGCAATCCTGTATCTAGTCAGGCGGCGGGCGTTGTATATGCAGCGGGCCGCTATGGCGATGGTCTCATGGTCAAGGACACCACCCGGGTGGCATGGAGCGTGAACGTACCTGCGCTCTTTCACACGTCGTTTTGGTTCATACCCACCGAGGTCACCACTTGCGTGATTTGGAGCGCAAGTGGTGAGGGTGGCGAAGCTGGTGAAAGTGGTGAAAGTGGTGCAGGCACCTCGCTGAGCGTGGGCTATGACGCAAGCACCGGAGCCTTTTTTTTAGAAGACCAGCTTTCTCGCCGCGTGATGGTTCCGCTTGCCGTTGCGGACACAGACCGTATTTGCCTTGGCGTGTGTCAGACCACGACTGAGCGGCGCTTGTTTGCTGGACGCATGGGAGGCGAGGTGCGCTCTGCCAGCGCTCCGTTTGCGCCGCTCGGAAGTTTCACAGGTCTGCGGCTGTATTGAATCCGTCCACTAAATCCGTTCACTGATCCCATTCGCTGAATTTTTATCCCGCCCGTGGCGCTGCTCTCGCAAGAGGCTGCGCCATTTTTTTGACTATTTGTTCTTCACCATTTTTTAACGAGGACTTTCATGATCCAAGAAAACATGCAACTTCACGGCGCGATGACCCTCATCGTGCGCCGAGCGACTGGCGAAGTGGAAACTGTCTATCAAGACAACATCATCGTCAACATTGGCTTTGATTTCATTGCCGACGCGATCGGGAAATCCGCATCTAGGCCGTCCGTGATGGGCTTTATTGCCTTGGGCACTGGCACCACGGCTGCCGCGTCTACGCAGTCGGCCCTGGTAACTGAGTTAGACCGAAACGCGGCCACCTACACGCACACGGTGGGCACCAAGACGTTCACCTTCAGCGCAGACTTTTTGGCCGGAGACGGTACGGGTGCAATCACTGAAGCTGGCGTATTCAATGCCGCCACCGCTGGGATCATGTTCGATCGCGTGGTCTTCCCGGTGGTCAACAAAGGTGCGGATGACAGCTTGACCGCTGTCTTTACCTTCACCATGAGCTGATCCTCATGCCGGATACGGTAACGGTCACCGAACTGCAGGGCGCGAGATACACCTGGGCAAACGCAAGTTTTACTTGGGCCAGTGCGAGCGCCGGTAAGTCGTGGACTACGGCGTACCCTGCGGTTTACAGCATTGCCGTTGCTGTGACGCTTGCGTTCACAGAGGCAACGGGGCGTCAGTGGACAAAGCGATCAAGTGAGTCGCTCTTGGTCGCAGAGAACCTCAAACAGCAGTTCATGCTGTGCGAGTCGGAGACTTTTGGATTTTCTGAAACCTACTCAGACCTGATCGCATTCGTCCTGAGATTTGTCGAAAGCTTGGCCATGACCGAAGGCGTCTCCAAGGCAAGTCGCAAGGCCGCGAAAGAAGCATTTCAGTCAGCCGATTACCTTTCGCGCACGGTTACCAAGCTTGCTACTGAGAGCCTAGCGCTGGCAGATGTACTCCGACAAAGCGGTATCAAGCGCATTGCTGAGCAGTTGCCTATTACGGAGTCCTCTGGGCGAGTGATTGGCAAAGCCAACTCAGAAGCTCTTGGCCTAGGCGATGACTTTGATCGATTGGTCACCAAGCGCATCGCCGAGGGACTGAGCTTTGCGCAAACCTATGCCGACCTGATCGCATTCGTGCTTCGTATCAGCGAAAACTTGGCGCTCAGCGATCGAGGTGCCAAGCAGGTCCGAAAACCGATTGCCGAAGCATTTGGAACCAGCGATAAGGCTGCGCGACAGTCGATCAAGCGGGTGGCTGAAGCCGTGGCCATGGGTGAGGCCATTGGACGCACGGTGGCCTACCGGCGATTGATCAACGAGGGACTTGGCGTAACGGACGCTCTTAAGCGTGCGCTGCGTATCAACGCCAGTGAAGCCTTGCTCTTGGCTGAGCAGTACCGGCGGCATGCCAATGGCGTGATCAGCGACATGATCATTTCCACGGCCGAGATCACAGAGCAGGACTTCGCCAACATCGTGAGCGCTGGGCACCCGCCGGGGTACACGGATTTTCGTGACTTCATCCAAGGTGACTACACCTACCGCCGAGCGCTTTTTAGGGCCATCCTCAAATCACGCAATTCTGATCGCGGCTTCATCGACGCCTTGCGCGTGACTGTGGATGTCCCCGACATCTTTGACCGAGGCACGGCCCAGATCACAGATGCTGCTATTGGCGCTGTGATTGGTTTTACTCGCAGCTTTCGTGTCCCGCCCGAAGTCACTGTGACGCACAAGGGCGGCACTGCAGTGGCCATTCCACGCCTCATAGGTTCCGTCACGACCACCGGCTTTACGGCCG